TAAAACACCTCGCGCATTGCCAGCATGCCCATGTTCGCCTTGGCTGGCCATGCGCCGCGCTCACCGGCGCGCTCGTACATTGCCTCGGCAACGTCGCGGCGGATGCACATGAACCCGGTCGGAGCCGCCTTGACCTCGATCAATCCGTCGCCGTCAGGCTCAGCCCCCTCGAGGGCGACGACCGGGTAGGTGTCGGCATCGTTCTTGCGCGGGTAGACGCCGCAGGCGATGGGCCGATTGGCCTCGAGCAGAGAGCGGACAGCCTGCGGGGAAAAGGAAACGTCGGCATCGACGAAGAAAAGGAACCCGGCCTCGCTCTCGAGGAACAGGCGCAGGAGATCGTTGCGCGCGTCATCGACGTGGCAGTCGCCCGTCTTGATAAGCACGTCACCAGCCCAGCCGTTCCCCATGAGGTCGGCGGTGGTGGAGATGAGGGAGTGAACGCAATTGGCGACGATGTCGCCATAGGTCGGAATGGCGATCAGGACGTGGCCCTTGGGCTGGGCGGCGCGCCATCCGGTCTGGTGGTAGGTGGGCATGTGGTATTTCTCCTCTTGCTGAAATGGGGAGCCGAAGCCCCCCATCCCTATAGCAGAGCAGAACCCGATCTGCAGCCTCAGCCGTCGTTGTTCGGGATGTAGGCGATGACGACATCCGCGATGCCGGTCGTCGCTGCAGTCCCGGTCAGATCGACCGACGCCGTGATCTTGGTCCACTTGTCCAGCTTGTAGCTGACCGCCTCGTCGAGGGGGACGAAGCCGAGCGTACCGAGCGCCAGATTGGTGCCGTACAGGTCGGGATCGTCGCTCGCCGAGGTGTCGCCACCATTCGTGCCGATGTCCAACTGGTTCGTCGATCCGGCGTTGAACACCTCATGGACGAATACGCCAGACGCGGCCTTGTGAATGATGGAACCCGCCGGAACCACGCCCACAAGCACCTCCTCGCCGTCATTGGCATAGGTGATGCGCTTGCGGAGGTAGTGGACCATCTGCTGGTGGTATTCGCGACCAGTGTTGCTCATCGCGCCCTCCTTACAGGTCCTTGCCGTAGGTCGAGATGGTGATGACGCCGTAGTCCTTTGAGTTGAACTGCGTTTTCTTCATCCCGAATACAGCACCGATGGAGACGCCGACAGAACGACCGTAGTCGAACTCCTCGTCGCGCCAGTCGAAGGTCATGGAGTTTGCATTCTCGCGACCATAACCGATTACGCCAGCCTGCCGACCAAGCAGGAGCGCGCGCTTCGTGTTGGCCACCGTTGCGCCGGTCGAGGAGTTCACCCCGTTCGGAATACGGAAGGCTTCGTGAAGAACAACACCATTGTATTCGCCGAGCGCGCCGGTGAAGATGCCGTTCTTCATCTCGCCACCCTGCACACGCGCCTTCTGTGTGTCGTACCACGTAATCTTCGTTGTACTTACGGCGGTGCGCAAATCCTTCACCTGAGAAGGGTGAAGAATGCAGATATACTTCTCGTCGCCGTCGATCATCAGCGGCTGTACCAGCGGCTGGGCGGTCTTGGCGATGAGAAGAGCCTCGTCGATCAACTCGAGGGCAAACTTGTCGTCCGTCGCGCTGGTCAGGCCTTCGTCTGCAGTGTTGTTGTCAGCCCACACGCGGCGACCGGCGGTCGGCGCGACAATGGTGTTCATGCCATTGTACTGGGCTTTGTCGGGGTCCACGGTGCGCCCGTCACGGGTGAAGGCGTCGCCGGTGTAGCCAGCCAGATGCAGGAACATCGTGCTGTCCATACGGTCGGCCCACCACAACGCCAAACGATCCTTAGCCACCTCGCGGAGGTTGTAGGGGGTGCGTTGGTTGGAGACGCTGCGCTTCGACTTGAACCGCGCTGCGTGGAACAACTCGTTCACCAGCAGGCTCTCGTCATACGTGGTCAGGTCCTCTTCGTTGCCTTCGAGGGCCTGATTTTCGGTCACGCCGTCGCCGGTCAGCGACATCACGAGGCCGAAAGTGACCTTGTCACCGGCATTCTTGCCGGTTTCGGTCTTGATCTGGATGATGCTGTCGTCACCTTCGCCGACAAACTTCTTGAAGTAGGTTTTCTTCTCCACCTCGCGAAGCAGTTTCGCCGACCAAAGTTTGTTCGTAAGTGCATCACCCGTCGCGAAAGACTTGGTCGCCATGACCAATCTCCTTTCAGGGGTTGAACAATACTTGGTGCTGCTTGTGCGTTACGCCGCACGGGCGAAAACAGCCGTTACGCGGGCTGTCGCGAAGGTCCTCCGGTCTGACCCTTGACGCCGGTCTGGGCGAGAAAGGCGGGGATCGACCACCAGAGGAGACGGGCCGATCCCCGCAGGACCTCCGCAATCGCCGCAGGGGGCGGAGGTGTCCATTGCCGGGAGGAAACAGACGGTATCTAAATACCGCTTCCTTTGGGTTGCTGCAAGCCCCCGGTTAGCGGATGCCGTTTGCAAGCTGGTGGATGCGCTCCACCGTCTTGGGATTGGCGCGAGCGAAGGCCTCAAGCTGCTCGGCTGGCATCGAGAGGATCGCCTTTATGCTCAGGGCCTCGGTGTCGCCTCCTGCGGACCCGGCGAGGCTGGGATTGCGGCGCTGCTGCTCCTCGATGGCCGACAGGCGCTGCGTTGCCTGCTGGTAGGCATTCGGGTCGAACTGCTGCCGCTGCTGAGGCTGCGGCTGCTGTTGCTGCTGCGGGCGCGCCCGAGCCTGCTGCGGGTTCCATCCGCGCGTCGCGGCCAGAGCGGCCACGCGGTGCGAGAAGGGCTGGCCCTTCCGCTGCGCCGTGACGCCGTGTTCCCAGATCGCCGCCTTGATGAAGCGGTCGAGGGGGACGCGGTCGGAATGGAATGCGCGCCACTCCGCTGCGAGGCTCGACTGGAGGTAGGACCACGCATTGCCCAGAACCGGGTTGTCGCGGGCGTCCTCGTCGAACTCCTTCGCGAAATCGGCGACCTGTTTCTCGGCCTTCGCGACGACCTCGGCCTGCTGCGCCGCCTGCGCCTTGCGGGCATCCTCGGCAGCGAGACGCTCCTCGATGCGCTGGATGCTCTCGATGGGGTCAAATACCTGCGTCTGGCCGGGCTGCTGCGGTGCCTGCTGCTGCGGCTGCGGCATCAGGCGCTGGCTCAGTTCGAGGAGGACGCCTTCCAGTTCACGGGCGCGCCGGGTTGCCTCACGCGCCGCCTGCCGCTCCTGTATCAGCGCCGCGCTCGGCACGTAGCCGGGAGGACGGCGAGGATCGTTCGCCGGATCGAACTGCTGCTCCTGCGGAGGCATCTGCTGCTGGCGCTGCTGCTGGGCCTGCTGCGGGTTCCTCGGAGCGAAGCGGCCCTGCTCGTCGCGCGGGCGGGCCTCGGTGACCTCCTCCTCGGTGTCGTCGTCCTCCGGCATGGCGAGGAGTTCGTTGATCTGCTCCTCGGACAGGCTCTCAATGTCGCTGCCAGAGATGTCGCCGTCGTCGTCGGCAATCTCCTCGACCTCGTCCTCCTGAGGGGCCGGGGCCTGCTGCTGCGCCGGAGCGGCCTGCTGGCCGGGCTGCGGTGCCGTGATCTCCGCGCCGTTGTCGGGCGCGGTCTGCTGGGTGTTATCCGCCATGTCGGTTCTCCACTATGCGGGGGTATCGAGGCCGGGGCGCTCCCCGCTCCTCAGTTCGTTCGCCGCCCGTGCCTGTTTCAGCAGGGTGTCGGCCTGATTTTCGACGATCTCGGACTGGACCTTGCCGATCTCGGCCTGCGCCTTCTGGCCCTCGACCTGTGCTCTCTGGCCCTCGGCCTGCGTCTTGTTGACCTCGGCCAACAGCTTCGCCGCTTCATTCTTCGCCTGCTCCTCCGCCTGCGGGTTCGGGGCGTTGATGATCTGCTTCACTTTCTCGACGACGCTCGTCGGGAAGGGCGAGTAGCTGAGAAGTTCGACGAAGGCCTGCGGCGGCAGCACGTCCTTGATGCCGGGCAAGATTTGCATGAGGCCCGTCCAGACCATCTCCTTCTGGTTCACACTCGACGCGCTCTCGTCCACGATCACGTCGTATGTCACATCGCCGCGACGCATGAGCGGCACGTATTGCTGCCGCCCCTCGCCGACAATGCGGACGAGGCGACCGTCGCTGAGGTAGCTGGTGATGTAGTGCAGCATCAGGCGACCGCGCCGCTTGCGGTAGCGCCGCAGGGAATTGAAAATCCCGGCCAGCACCGCCATCCCGGCCTGCTTGCGCTGATACTCGAGGATGCCGGGCTGATCCTGCTCGCGCATGCCCATCATTTCAAGAGAGACGCCGACCACCTCGCGGATCGCATCGACGGCGAACTGGGTGAGTATCTGGAAGCCCTGCGGGAACGTCGGCTGGGGCTTGTCGCGCAGGCGACTGCCGGAAATCGTGCCATTGGCGACGATGGAGACGCCATCCGGGCGCGCCCAGCTATCGGCGAACTCTTCCTCCATGCCCTCCGGGATCGCCCCCTCCTCGATGATGATGCCGCCCTGCGAGTTGCTGTTCATTATGTGCAACATCTGGCTGAGCCATTTGTTGGCCCAGCGTTGCGGGTCCTTCATCGCCCTGACGAGGCCGTACCACGTCCCATCATTGCGGTCGAACTTGCCCGTGATGCAGTTGAATGAAAAGGCGCTCTTGCAGGGGGCAATCTCGTCCTGCAGCACGACATTGCCGAGGAAGGCCTGCCTGTATTGCTTCCGGCGCTGCACAACGCCCTTGATCGGGACGCCCGGAAATTGCTGGGCCATGATGGTCTGCAGGCGCTGATATTCCTCCATCGACATGCTGACGATGTTGCCCGGCTGGAACGGGTCGGCGACGCGAACGAAGAACTCCCACACCCAGTACTGCAACTGAAGGATGCGGCACTTGCGCTCGACCGGGAACTCATCGTCCTCAGACCAGCTTTCGTAGTAATGCTCCGGGTCGTTGCGGTGCGGGTCGTCCGGGTGATCGGCGTTCGCCCACATGCTGGCATCGAGTTCGTATCGCGAGAAGCCCGGCCAGCGATCCTCGACCACGTCCCAGTCGAGTTCCAGCATGCGCCAGACGCGGCGCGCGTCCTTCAAATTCTGTTTCCTCGCGGCGTGGTCCCAGACCATCTGCAGGGGGTCGATGCGCTCGACCTCGGGGATGCCCTCCGGGTCGTCGTCGAAGCTGAGGCGCGTCTCGGTCCAGCCCATGCCGCAGATGGCGCAATCGCGGAACGCCTCGCTATCCTCGTCCTCGGCCTCGGCCTCGTCGTCGAACCAGCGCGCCGCCTCGGTGAATATCTCATTGGCCTGCGCGTCGCCCTCCTCGCGCGGCATGAAGCGGACTTCATTGCGGTTCTGGATTTCGTGGCCCGCCACCGTGTCCACGATCACGGAGACGCGGTTGAAGGTGATGACCGGGCGAAGCTGCTCCTCGAGGAACTGCTTGTCCTGTTCGCTCCACTGTTTCCCGGCCTCGAAGGCGTAATCCTCTCGCGCCTCGCTGCGCCAGTCGGATGAGTGCGTCTTGTCCAGATGCCACCACCGCTTCCACGGTCGCGGGATTTCTTTCAGGGCCTCGACGCGAAGCTGCTCCGCCTCGACGGTCGCGAGGTCGTCGTCGGTGACCTCGTAGGTGTTCGGCTCTGTATTCTGGACTGGTCTGGCCATCACGCGCTCCATGCACTCCGACCGCCTGATCTGCGGCCCTTGCCTCGCGAATACCTATCACCTCGGGCTTGTCCCGGCAACGGAACCTGAACCGGCTTATGCCCGGACTGGGCGTAGGTCATAAAGCCGTCAGCCGCGTTCGAGTTGTCGTCGTGGAGCGGCTCATTGCTCCATGTGCCAAGCACATCATTCCACTTTTTGCGGTAGGCGCGCAGGCGTTTCAGGCCCTGAGCGCAGCGGGCGCGGTCGAAGCGCGCCATCATCAGGTGCCGCCTCGCCACCTGTATCGCCTCAATTTTGTTCGGCGTGACCGGCACCACGCTGACCCTCAAGCCAACCTTTTTCAGCACGTCCTGCGTCCCTCCCTCGAGCCAGAGGAGGTCCCGCTTGGCGTCGTGGGGCATGTAGTGGTTGCCGAACATGACGCCATGCTCGACCGCCCAGCCCCGGAGCCAGTCGGCATAGTGCGCGATGTACTCGCCGCTGGCCTCATAGTAGCCGACGAAGTCGCTCAGGCCTCCGTCGCCGTCCTGCCAGAGCCAGATGCTCGTCAGGTCGTTGCGGCCAAGGTCCCATGCGGTGTGGACGAGGCGCTCCGGGCGGATCGGCAGATCGGTGATGCGCTCATGCCGCTCGGCGAAGGCAAGCTGGTCTGCGAAATACGCGCCCTCCAGAGCCTGCTCGAAGGCCTCGCGCGGCGTCGCCGGGTACTCGCGCTTCATGTCGCCGCCGAGGCGCTTCTGCTCGCGCACGTACCAGTTGCGCTGCGCCTCGTCGAGGATGCGGCCCGTCTCTGCCTCGATCTTGAGGAAGTACCTCTCATCCTCCGGCGTGATCGGCACCACGGTCTGCGGCAGGCGATAGGTCGGCTCAGCGAGCCACGGGAAGAAAAAGAACCGCCAGTCGGTCGGGTGCGGCTCTCGGCCTTGGCGCTCGACCTCCTGAGCCTCTTGGCAGATGTCGAAGAAATCTCCGGCGTCGCCCTCGGCGGTGCTCTCGATGGTGATGACGCCGCGCTCGGCGGAGGGGAATGCGCCGGTCTTTATCTCGCGCGCCTTCTCCGGGTACTGGGCGGCGATCTTGCCGTGCTCCGAGATGTGCAGCCAATTCACGGTGCCGCCGCGTGTCGAGGTGCTGACCGAGAAGCTGGAGTTGTTGCTGAATGTGAGCGTGTCGGCGCTGTCGGCGACGGTGCCGACCATGTTGCGGATGCCCTCCGGGAGGACGTCGTAGGGCAGCTTGACCTTGTCGCGGAAGATCGCCTTGGCATCGCCCAGCCGGTGCGCGATCAGGCTGGCGCGGACGTCTTTGTTGAACAGGCAGTCGTCGAGATAGAGGAGGCAGCACAGGGTCGTGAAACCAAGCTGCCGGGCCTTGAGGATCACATTGCGCCGCCCCATGCCCTCGAGGAACTGCTGCTGCGCGGCGTTCGGGCGGAAGGGGACGCGCTTCCCGTCCTTGTCCACAATCGTGTAGAGGTTGTGGAGCCTCCAGATTGGGTTGTCGAACTGGTTAATCCTGACCGCCGCTGTCATCAATCATCGGCCTCACGAACTTGTCGGGATAGTAGTCGAGCGCGCCGCTGCCGTCAGGCTTCTCGACGACGTGCCGCTCCTTCCCGTAGACCCGGCTTTTCGCATAGTAGCGCCGCATCGTCCACATTTCCTCGGCCTCGTCGCGGACCCGGCAGTAGACGAACTCCCCTTTCTTGTACTCACGCATGGCTCAGAAACCCTCTGGTGTACGATACAGGCAGCGCACCACGAACACGCTCCCCTGATCCGGGGAGTAGGTCGTGTAGGTGCAGAGATGATACTGGCCATCGGGCGAGTGCTGCAGCTTGGCGCTGCCCTCCTCGATGACGACCGGAGCCTGACCATCGACGCGCACGATGTAGCCGGTGGCGGTGCGCGTGACTTCTCCCGGCTTGGCCGGGCGGCAGTCATGCTCGTCGCAGCAGGCGCGCGAATAGAGCCAGTGGGCATCTGCTGGCAGGGCGGCATGCAGCGTTGCCATCACCCACGCGAAAAAGGCGACGAAGAGCCAGAGGCCGCGCATCCGCGTGTCGTCACCCTGCCGGGGGATGATCGCCCTGCCGAGGCTGTAGCCCGCGCTCCACGCGCAGGCCAGACCGATGAGGAGGTTGGTCATTCCTCGCCCTCCTCTCTGGTAACGCGCACGGACTTGCGCACGACCAGCGCGTTGTCCAACAGCGCGGGCTTGAGTTCGCCGGATGGAGACAAAAAGCGCGGGTTGTTTCCGGTAGTGCGCACGTCTGCCGCAATGAGGTTGTTGTCCCTGTCGATGTAGACGCTGACAACGACGTTTGGGACATCGGAGCGGATGGCCGCGTCGGACACGCGGAGGACGCTGCCGCTTGGGGCCTTCACGTAATGAAACTTCGGGCGGTCAGGGTCTTGGCAGAGATATGCGTGACGACCCAGCCACACCCCTTGCGCCCTCACCTCGACCTTGTCGCCATGATTGAACTGCTTTGCCATCATCAGAACCTCCATCCTCGCCCTCCTCGGGCTTCTCCTTATGCACTCTCTGCCAGTCCCGCGATCAGGAGGTCGGTGACGTGGATAGACCAACTCACTATTTCATGGTCCTCCCAGTCCTCGCCTACCATTGCGGGATTGGACATCAGCGCCGCCGCTATCGCAGTCGCGATCCTCTCGCGGCGGTCGGCAAGCTGATCGGGCTGGTCCCGGTAGGGTGCGTCGATGATGGTCATTGCTCATTCTCCTCTGGTGGCCTGCGGCGTTCCTCTGCCGTCAGGTCGATAATCTTGCGGCGGCGCTCGGCCACCTCTTTCAGCACTGCGGCCAGCGTGTCGCCGACCTCCTCAGTGTTGGTGTTCTCGGTCGTCTGGGTCGGCCTGCCGTCTATGCGGTCCATGAGATACTTGATGGCGTCGAGGTTCCCTCCAGCGGCCATCGTGATGAGGCGCTCGGAGATGACCGACAAATATCGGACAGGCAGTCCGCGCTCGTCAGTATATCCCGGCACGTCGGCGAGGAGCATGCGGCGCAGTTCGGCGTCGAACAATCGCTCGACGTTCCTGCGCCCTACAACTATTCCTCGTCCTACCATTATTTTCCCCTGCTCAGGTGCTGTGACCCCCGTGAAGCGGATCATACTCCACGGGGGTCCTGCAGTCCAGTTTCCTCAGTTCATTTGCGCCTGCTTGAAACGCGCCTTTGCCTCGCTGATGTCCTTGAGGTTCTGGTCCGAGATTGCCCGAATGCCCTCGATGATGCTGTCCAGCAACTGGGTGTGCGGAGGCGGCGGGTCGAAGGCATCGTTGATGGAGATGACCGCGACGAGGCGGCTCACCATGTTGGCGATGACTGAGGTCAGGTAGACGAGATGATCCTCCGCAGTGTGGACCTCCTGCCGCTCGTCTGCCGACTGCAGCAATTCGCTGAGCATGCTGTCAACTTGCTGCATGATGACGAAGTGGAGCGGGTGCTGCAGCACCTCGTCCTTTGACTTCTCCTCGAGGTGGAACAAATAGCCCTCGCCGATGGGCTTGGTTTTCGACCTTTTCATTTCGGGTTCCTCACTGTGCGGATGCGGGTCTTTGGCCACGGCAGGCTCTGCCAGCGGCGACCATGCAGCATGTGGCTGATGGTCGAGCGGTCCACCCTGTAATCACGGGCAATGACGGAGATCGGGTCGGCAGTCGTCATCCAGCGGAGCCGGATTGCCTGCACGTCGGCCTCGGTGAGTTCGCCACGGGTGCTGCGGTCAGTCATTGACACCCTCCTTTCCGGGTTCGATTGAGATGAGGCGGCGAAGCGCGTCGATGACATCCTCCAGCACCCTCGTCTCGTCCACCATCGGCGCGGCAGTGATACCCTCGAACTGACGGAACTTCCTGTCGTTGGACATGGCCACACCATTGCGGATATTGTCCGCGAGCGCGAGGACCATAGCATTCGTCAGGCAGTTCATCAGTTGGGGCATGCTGTAGCCCTTCTCCATCAGCGTCATCATCTCCTCCGCCTGCGCGGCTCTCGTGACATCGCGCAGCCGCTCGATTGCATCGACCGTGCGCTTGTCCTCTTTCGACGCCTTGATGCTCATGCTGCGCCCCCATTGTTGCGGGTTTCGTGGACCTCGCGAGCGATATCCGCCACGTCCTTCGTGGCGCGCTCGATCAGGGCCTCGAGGGTGGGGAAGCTGCCCGGCTCGGACAGCGCCTCGAGGGCTGCGACCGAGTTCGAGATGTTGTTGGCCAGCAGCGCAATCAGCGCGTTCGTGGTGGCATTGAGCATGACGGTCGTGCAGTGCGTGAACTGCGCATGTGTCATGTGGCCACCGCCTTCCTTGGCATAGCCTGCGCCGTACTCATGCCCCGCCTTGAGCATCGCCTCACTGGCGACATCGACCAGCACCTTCCGCAGCTTGCGGATTTCGTCCTTCGTGTTGGTGTTCATTTCTTCTTCCTCTGGTTGGCAGGCGTGATTGCCCGCTGTCCCGAAGAGTGGCGCGGATGGACGCAGGATGCAAGGGCGGCGCGAAAAAAAGTCACGGGACGCGACCCCCCCGGCCCCCCCCGGTGCTGATCGAGGGGTTATTCACAGTTCCACTAAGTTATTCAGTATTGTCCACAAGTTATCCACAGGGGCAGTGGAGAAGTGGAGTGTTTCGAGGCTCTCGTTGCCTGCAACCGACGCTCTGGGATCAGGGAATAATAAACTATGTATGTTTTGATCTTGAATTGATTTTAAGGGGGAGTTTTTGGCGACCGCTCTGCTTCTGTCTACTGAGTTCAAGGTTGTGGTGAAGGCACACGTCGCCCTTGCAGGGGAAACGTGTGTGCTCTGTCCACTTGAGACGAAGGCGTGGAGCCGAGGCACCGAACTCGTTGCTTCCCGGCAACAGGTGCGGTATTGAAACCACACTGGGCGGGGTCAGGTGGCGGTCAGCCGGTACACCCTGACAACGGCAGTCATTCTGACGGCACCTCCCTCCGGCTAGTTCGGCAACCGGGGGGAGGCTCCCAGTCCTCTCAGGCTGGGGTCGCTTGTGTGCGGGATGCCCTTCCCTAATTCCCCTCGGTCATGTTTCCCAAGGTTCGGCCCAGTCGGTGGGCTGGCTATGTCGGTGGCGGCGAACATACGCCAGCCCCAGCCCCGGATGCAATGCCGCAAAACGCGCGCATCCCACAGAGCGTTTCGCCCTATGGGATGCGGTACTCTGTTACCTCACTCTGGCAGTTCGGGGCATTTCACGCCCAGACCGAACCCGACATCGAGTAGCTGCTGCCGCTCGTCCACGATGGCGACGCCGTAGTGGTAGCCTCCTGAGAGCCTCCCTGCGCCCGCCTTGGCGTCGTCGTAGTCGTCGTACTCCGCGAGGATCACATCCTCCTCGACGGCCTCCAGATATTCGTCGGCAATCGGTCGGATCGTGAACCGCTTCGGGTGCTTGTAGGTGGTCATTGTCAGTCTCCTCTGGGGTGTGGTTATTCGCTGGGTGCAATCAAAAGTTACCCCACTTGCGCTGGCCGCGCCTCCGGTCGCGCAGCCACTTCTGGGCGACTTCCTTGAGGTTTCTGTCCGTCGCCGTGACGGTGCCGCCCATGAAGTTGCCGCCGTAGCAAATCTGCTGGCGCTGCGGGAAGGCCTCGCCCTCGATCCAGACATACCCGGAATAAGTGTCCGTCGCGGCTGGCGCGCGGAAGGTGACCTCGCCGAACTCTCGGGTGCGGGTGGTGTATGACATCACTTGTCTCCTCTGGGGCGACCATCGCCCCGCCCCATGTATATAGTCACGCACCGTGGCAGGTACAAGGCGTGGTCAGAAAATCAATCCATTTTCTGACCACGGAGGCCCGGCGCTTGCATCTCGCTCGCTGATCCGTTAAAGCGGCTCACATGACAGAGAGAACAGAGAGAGAGGTGCGCCGCCGCTTTCAGGCGGCGACCGTTGAGCAGGGCCTCGACACGCCGCCGGGCTGGGACGCATCGACAATGCGACACCAGCGCGAGGTGGACACGGACCTTGCCCTGCGCGTCGCCTACATTCGCTCCGAGATGCTGGGCCGGTCGCAGCGGGACATTTCCGCCATGCTGCGCATCCGCCAGTCGCGCCTGTCCGAGTACGAGCGCGGCTTCCGGCAGTTGCCGTGGTGGTACATCCGCAGGCTGCGAGATTTCGCGCGCTGCGTGATGATGGACCACTGGCGCGACGAGTGGATTTTCAGAATGCCGACCGAGCAGGAGCGAGCGAGATATGGCTGGCGCACCGTGCGCCACGCATTTTCGGAACCGAGGAAGCAGAGACAGAGGAGAAGCTACTTTGCCGACTATCCACTGGAGGTCCCTGAGCCGGGACCAGAAAACCGCGCTGATCCTGTCGCACGGGACGCGCGAGATGCCGAGGGGTGACATCGCCGCAGCAATCGCCGCCTCCGGCGTCGAGGGCGTCTCCAAGAACGTCGTAATCGGCCACGCCCATCGCTGGATACCTCATTGGAAAATGTCGCCCCGGCAGAAAAATGATATGCTGGCGCGGAGGGCGAAGGCGATGAGCCGGGAGGCCGAGGAGAGGCCGAGGCCGAAGGCTGAGCGCCGGAACCCCGTCATCGCCAGCCGATTGGCGAGGGAGGCGCAGCGCGTGTCCACGGTGTCACAAGTGATCGAGGAGGCCGAGCCTCCGCTGATGCTGGCGCTGGAGGACCTCGAGCGCAACTCCTGCCGCTATATCTATGGCGACCCGAAGCGCAGCGACTACGGTTTCTGCGGCCACCCCAAGCGCGAGGGCAGTCCATACTGCGCCGCGCACCACCGCATCTGCCATGACGCTTGGCAACCGGGCAGGGCGGCGTGAGCCTCGACATCGACACCGAGCGCGGTCGCGAGACGCTGGAGTATGAGCGTCGAGCGGCCCGCGCTCTGGAAAGGGCGACCGGCCATAGGTATTTTGCCGGGTCGAAGGCCGGGTCTGCATGGCCGCTCGACGCGGTCGTCGCGGACCCTGTTTCCGGGGACCTTGTCGCCGTCGTCGAGCAGAAAACTCGCAGCGAGACGGTCGAGAGGATGAAGAGCGTCCACGGCGGCACTCTGATCCTGAGCGCCGACAAGGTGCGCAGCGGGATCGTCGGTGCGGACCTTCTGGGCTGCGCTTTCTGGGTGTTGGTCTATCTGCGCGACGAGCCAGATGCGCACCGCGTTGTGTTGATCGACGTTTACAACCAGCAGCGCGGCCTGCTCCCCGGCATCCGCTGGGAGCGAACGAAAACTCGGGCGACGGTCAATGGCGGCGAGGCGCACAGGCTGAATTGCTACATCCCCCTGCTGGGTGGCAGGCTGCTGCGCGATGCGGAGGACGAGAAATGACCACGACGACACCGACATGGTGGAGCATGGAGAAGTGGCGCATCAATCCCCCGATCTATCGGCTCAGGCACGGCGCGCCAGCCGAGATGATCGTCGAGAATGTCCCGCGCGAGGCCTACCAGCAGGCGCTGCAGGACGGCCTCCTCAATCCCCCCACGTTCTGGATATGGGGTGGCCACGCGCAGAACTATCTCGGCAATATCTATCACGGCAACTTTCTCAGGCTCTGGCGCGACGGGTGGATTTATCCCCGTTGACATTGTCACGGTACGGGACTACATGGGGGACATCGGAGGCGATGGTCGCCCCGGCCAGCACAGAGGAGCCTGCCCCATGAGAGACCCGAAAAACATGAACCTTAGCCTCATCAAGGCTCGCGCTCGGATGGCCTCTCGCGACGCCATCATCGGCTATCGTGTTTTCATCACCGACGACTACGACAAGGAGGGCCGGTGCCGACTGCATTTCGACTGGATGGAGAGTGCCATTCGCGAGGTCGCGGGTGAAATAGGCATCGACCTCCCAGAGGAGTTCGGCAACACGCACCCCGAGAATGCTTACGCGGTCGCGCAGAAGCTGGACGAGGTCGTCGATGCCTGCACTGCTGTAAAGGCCGTGCGGATTGCCGAGGGGAAGGTTTCGGTGAGGCAGCAGTATCTCGACGATCTGGTGCAGGCTGGAACGGAAGTGCTGGGATTTGTGTCTGCAGTGGACAGGAGCGCAGGCTCTAAGGCCTCTTGACACTGTCACGCATCGTGCCTATATGAGGATGGTCGGGGCGGCGGTCGCCCCGGCACCGAACCAGAGGAGACTGACATGACCGACACCAATCTCAAGGGCCTACCCGAGGGCGAATACGTCACCGAGATCGGCTACTCGCAGTCCTACCCGTGGAAGGTCATCAAGCGCACGGCGCATACCGTCACGGTCGTGCCGGTCCTTTATGCACGGGACCCGGAGTGGAAGCCAGAAATCATCCCCGGCGGCTTCGCGGGCCACTGCACGAACCAGAGGCAGCAGACGTGGCTCTACGCGGGGATCGACGAGAGCAGCCCCCGGACCCTGCGCTGGGGCAAGCGAGGCCTTACGCACAAGGGTGTGTGCTATGTCGAGGGTCGCGCCGACTATCATTACGACTACAATTTCTGACCGGAGGGGCATCAGCCCCTCCACCCAACCCAGAGGAGAGTGACATGCAGAACCGTGAAATCAGAGAGATCGCCAACGAGATCGTCCGCGAGTGGCCGAAGCCCTATTTCGGCGCAGTGCCGTACCTCAACGCCATGCGCGTGATCCGGTCCATCGAGGACCGCTTCTATGAGGACAGCGCGCGGTCGGTCGTCCGCTATTTCCTCGCCAACGCCTCGACGTGGCGCGGTGAAGCCGCCCGCCGCATCAAGGCCGAACTGAAACAGGCATGCGGAGACAAGTGATGGACGCCCCCGTGAAAATTGAACTCACCCTCGACGAACTCGTCGCAATCGCAAGCGTGGTGGCTCACCACGTAACTTGTAGCGGTGCATGGGCTGACGCATTCGACGGAGCCTACCTCAAGCTGGATAAGGCAGCGGTCGCATACGGCGTCAAAGGGAAGGTCAACCCCTTCCCGCCTGCCCCGCGACACGTCATCTCCAACTGGCGGGACCTCTACGGCGACCGCAACATGATCTACGCAAAGTAGGAGGCAACAATGGTCACTGCAGATTTCAGCGTCAGCAATAACGGCAGCGTCTGGATTGTCACGCCTCAGAGCGAGGCCTTCAAGACGTTCCTCGAGGAGAATGTGAGCCTCGAGGGCTGGCAGCGGATTGGCAAGGGGTTCGCAATGGACCACCGCGTCGCCGCAGGCTTTGTCGAGCAGATGGTGTCCAGCGAGGGCTTCACCGTATCGGTGTTGCTATAACCGGGCCGAGGCCCAAACCAGAGGAGAGTGAAATAACGAAAGAACAGAAAACCCAGCCGGTCAGCAAGGCGCGCTTCAAGCTGCACCTGATCGGAGCCATCTCCGGCGCAGGCGTTCCGCCGGAGATGAGCAAAGCCGGAGACGAGGTAATGTGCAGCGCGCTCGAGGCCGAACTCATCAAGCACCCGCACAAGGCCGAGGTGACGCTGGCGATCCTCGTCGCCGGTGAGTTGTACGAACACTTCACCCTCGGCAAGCCTCTCAGCGACCGCTACGAGAAGCTGGTCGCCGATGTCGAGCGGCTTCGCGCCTGACCTTCAACCAGCGGGCTGGGCAATGACGCCCAGCCCCAACCACAAGAGAAAGGACCTCCTCGATGCTGAGTGACGACGACGAGACCCTCGAATTGGCCCGTCAGGCTCGCCGTCGTGTCGAAAGCTGGTCCGAGGAGTGCGCCCTCGCGGCGCACTCCTATGGCACGTCGCCGGAGAAGGTGCGGGCGATGTCTGCCATCTTCGGCTATGGGCATATGGTATTCGAGACCCTTGATGAGGCGGTGGATTTTTGGGAGAGACATTGTTTTCGGGACTACGCCAATAACCGGGGCATGCCTTACGCCATCGCAAAGGAACTTGCGGAAGCGGCGGTGAGGAGCGCGGTCGCCGAATATCGCCTCCGCTTCCCTTTACCTCGTCACGCAGCGAGACTATATAAGAGGGGTCGGGGCGGCAGTCGCCCCGGCCCAGACCCAGAGGAGCCTGAAAATGCAGATCACCAACTCCCCCCTCGTCCTGAATTTCGTCCACAGCCTGCCGGTGCCGAAGGATGTCACTGTCGTCGTCACCGACTGCCGCGTGATCCTGTCGCGTCGCTTCGGCGAAGGCGTCCTCGGCGCGGTCGTCGCCGAGATCAGCAGCGCACCGATTGCCTCTAACGCGGGCATCGGCCATCGCTATGATGTCGAGGTCGTCAAGAACTGGTTCCGTGGCCCGAACTGGCTGAGCAGCCGGAAGGAGGGCAGCTACAACGAACGCGACTTCCTCGAGGCGTGGAAGTGCGCCTTGCGCTATGTCAGTGCCGAGAGCAATGAAGAGTGGGCCGCTCGGCAGAACCGCGAATACGCCGAAGAGACCGCCGCGAAGCGTCGCCTGATGAAGGCCGAGACGGCGCTGCTCTGCGAGGAGAACCGCGACTATCTGCACCTCGCCGAACTGCAGCGCGCCCAGATCGAGGTCGCCGACGCACAGCGCGCCGTTGCCGAGGAGGAGGCGAGGGTTTGACCCTCGCCCCGATCCGCTATACTGTATCACTGCCAACCAGAGGAGACTGAAATGGCAAACACCAAGAAAGACCCGTGGCGCTATTGGCGTCAGGAACTCGCGGGCGTCAGGCAGGAGCGCGATTGCGTCGCCGCTGCCGAGGGCCTGATCGCAGGCTACTGGCGCACCGCCGGAGCGGCCACGAAATGCGACTGGCCGCTGGCAATCCTGCCCAGCCCTGAGCATGGCGACCGCCTCCTCGCGATTTTCGGAGCAGGCATCAAGGCGACCTACATCGTCGAGGGAACGCCCGAATGGGATGAGTTCCTCGGCGGCGGGTCGTGGCTGGGCTGCTCCGCTGTCACCTACGAGGAACACCAGTCTGCCGTGCAGGGCGGTTTCTGGGCCGATGGTCGCCCCGCTCGACCGATGGACACGCTCGAGAAACGCGGTTTCAAGCGGGGCACCGGAGACGATGCCCAGACCGAAGCCGAGCGCCTCGCCAATGCGGCGGGTGATGCGGCGGCGCGCCTGAAAGAGGTGGGCTTCCCGATCCGCTCGCAGGAGGCGGCAGACGAAGCCGCCAGCATCAGGACCTTTGCCCTCGCACTCGAGAAGGAGGCGAAAAATCTCCACGAAGGCGAGAAAAAGCCTGTCCTGCAGCTTGGCCGCGAGATCGACGCTCGCTGGCGCGCCGTCACCGACGCCTGCCGCGAGGTGATCGCCGACGCCCGCCTGCAGATCGCCGACTGGATGGCGTCGCAGAAACCGAATGACCCGACCGCGCCGCCGGTCGCGGTCGGCAAGGTCGGCGAGAAGGTTGTCGTCCGCAAGACGAAGGAGGCAGTCATCACCGACTACGCGGCGCTGCTCGCAGCCGTCAGCGATCATGCTGAGGTGCGGACCGCAGTGAGCAAGGTTGCAAACGCATCAGCCCGCGCAGGCATCGCCCTGCCCGGCATGAGGATCGAAGAGAAGGAGCAGGTCGTATGAACGTCCCCGCAGTAAAGACCGCACTGGTAGCCGGTGGCAGCGTTTCTGCCATCATCCCGCACACCATCGAGGAGGTCTACCGGATCGCCCAGATGGTGCATCTGGCAGGCCTCGCGCCGAAATCGCTCACCGGAGACAAGGACGGCGACACCGCCAAGTCGGCGATTGCCACCGCCATCCTGTTCGGCGCGGAACTGGGCCTGCCTCCGATGGCGAGCCTGCGCTCCATCGCCGTCGTCAATGGTCGGCCTGCCCTGTACGCTGACGGCCTCATTTCAGTGTGCCGCCGCTCCGGTCGCGCCGCCTACATCCGCACCGGCTACGACGCCGAGCGCGAGATCGGCTGGTGCGAGGCGAAGCGCAGCGACACGGGCGAGGAGAGCCGCGTCGAGTTCTCTCTCCAGCAGGCTCGCCACGCCAAGCTGCTGGTGGACAGCGAGTACGTCCAAGACAGGTCCGGAAGGAAGGTCGCGAACAACTCGCCGTGGTTCCTCTACCGCGAGCGGATGGCGAAATGGCGCGCCACCGGCTGGTGCCTCCGCGATCTGTTCGCCGATATTCTGGGCGGCGCGATCAGCGCCGACGAACTGGAGGACACCCCGGTCGGCGAGGTGATCGAACACCAGCCGCAGCCGCAGTTGTTCACGCCGCCGCCGGAGCCGGAGCCGGAGGCAAAGCATGAGTGGCCGAAAATCGAGAACCCGGCAGACCACCCGGAAATGATGGAGCACCTGTACAGGGCCGAGGAGTTCGACGAGGTGGACTGGCTCTGGTCGCAGGCGCAGATGGACGACTGGAACGAGGATATGATGGCAGTCGCCCACGAAGCCTACCAGAGCGCCAAGGCCCGCATCCGGGAGGCGCTGAAATGACGACGCGCGCAGCAAGAGAGTTTCTCGCGATACTGGAGACGGAGGGGGTTAAAATCCTCTCCGTCACCGGCGGCGGGCCGCACATCATCGCGGAAACCGATCTAGGCAAAGTCCCGATCAGCGCGACGAAGAAACGCGACCCGCGCGCCTTCCTGAATTTTCGGACGACTGTCCGCGCTGCTGTGCGGGCTGGCGGTTTCTATGCCTCAAGGAGGGACCAGCACCAATGAGCGCCAAGCGAAAGGACAGGCCGGTCTACGCATGGATCGTGCGCGGAGGAAATCTGGTGCCGGAGATGGACTACGACGCCCGCGCGCTTGAGGGCTACAAGGAAGGCGACAGGGTGGCAATCAGCATCGGGCATTTCCGAAATCGCGCCCGGCTGCGCGCCTACTGGGCGATGATATTTGAGGTGCTTGAGGCGACCGGCGGCGCTCCGACCGCAGGGTGCATGCACAACGTCGTTAAGATGGGCGTCGGCCTCACCGAGGAGGCGCGCCTTCCGAACGGCGTCACCCTCACAGTGCCGTCATCAATTGCCATCGAAGCCCTGCCGGAGGCGGAAATGGTGCGCTATTTCGCCGAGGCTGAGCGATGGCTGGCAGAAACCTATGGCTGGACTGGCGAGGAGCACCGGCAGCACCTTGCCTCTGTGGAGGCATCCTCGAGGCCTGAGCCGACGATCCTGCCGCCCGACGAGGTGGCGGCGCTCATCCAGTACGTTCTCGACCTCGACGCGGCGATGGAGGCGTGGCACGACGAGCGCGAGAAGCAGTTCCGAAAAGAGCGCGTCCGCTCGGTGGACAACCGGATGTTCGAGAAGGCGCGCAAGGTGAACGTCGCCTACGCAGATGTCATCCGCGAGATGTCCGAGTTGGGGCGGATGACGGCAAAAATCATCTGGGTCTGGGCGATGGAGATTGCTCAAGGGAAGCGGTTGCGCTCCGATCTGACGGAGAAGGCAATGCCGAAGGTGGCGAGCGGTGAGGGCCTGAGATGAAATCGAAGAGGGCCGAGTTCCGGGCCGAGACGAAGAGGCAGGCGCACATGCGCTCCGGCGGCATCTGCGAGGCTATCGGCGAGGATTACGGCATGCCGCCCGGCGTCCGCTGCACGACCTCGCTGGCGCTGGGCGTCGAGTACGATCACAGCCGGGTCGAGGCGGCTCTGGGAGGCAGCGCCGATCTGGACAACTGCCTCGCCGTCTGTCCGTCCTGCCATCGCTATCGGACGACCGCTCGACAGCCCGCACTGGCGAAGGCGAAGCGCCTCGCCGACAAGCAGATGAAGGCCCGCGACAAGCCGAGGGAGGAGAAGCCGCGAAAGCCGCTCGTCCCGGAGAAGGTCACGGGGATCGGAATGCCGGGACTGGCCCGGCGATACAGGAGGAAAGACTGAAATGACATCAATCCCGCCCAACAAATCGCACGTCGCGCTGGCCGAACTCACGCAGCGCATCGAAGCTGCCGCGTTCCGCTTCGTCGCCTTCAAGGCGCGCCTCATCGCCGAGGACCGGGCAGACCTCGAGGACCTCAGGGGCCTCGCCGGGTTCGCCGATTGGCTCTCGGAGCAGGAAGAGCGGTCGGAGGAGGATGGCGGTTGAAATCGCCACGGTGCGTGACTATATACATGGGGCGGGGCGATGGTCGCCCCGCTTCCAGAGGAGTATGTCATGCTGAAAATGAGTGACGAGTTCTTTGTCGTCAGCCTACCGACCTAAAACAAGAAGGGTCGCGGCTACAGGCCGGTCGCCGAAATGTACCGGATGCAGAGGGAGGCCCAAGAGAAGGTCAAGGCCGCAGGGTTCCCCGTGCGGCGCAATTTCCCCTTGAGCCAAGAGAAGCAGGCGAAGGCCTTTGTCGCCGAGGTGGCGAAGGCAACCGGCATCAAGATGGAGATTTGTAAGGGTTTCAGCCTCTACCTGTGAAGAGAACCCCGACCGGGGGGGGTTGAAGGGGAACCCGGTCGGGGCTGGCAAACAGAGGTCCGCGAAGGGAGGGCGCGGACCTCGCTGGACACCGCCAGCACGGATCACCGCCTCGCGCGGCGATTATGGATTTCTGCGCTGATCGTACTGCTCCGAGAGCAGGTGTTCGATCCTCTCGAGAATGACCGTCTGGCCGCGCATCTGTTCCTCGAGGCGGGCCATGCGCTCGGAGACGAGCTGAGCAGCCTGCTTCGAGATTTCCATTTGCCGGTCAAGCGCCGCAATCTCGACCTCGTTCCGCGCCACGCGCACCGTGATGCCCGACCCCCACCAGCCGACGGCAACAGCCTGAGCAATCAGGCCGAAAATGAGGGAGATGTTGACCCTCTTGTCTAGGTGCCACGCGGCTCCGCCATCCTTTTCCATGTCCTCACCCGATGATGTAGCGGGCGCGCAGGCGACCCCAGATTGCCAGCAGAGACGCGCCGACAATCGCCAATTCATTGGCATTGGTCGTCGCAAACCCGAAAGGATTACTGAGGGGGTCGATGCCGCGCTGCGCCATCGCATTCAGAGCGGCGAGGATCGCTCCGCTGCTTCCCCAGACAGTGACAGACTTGAGCGCAGGCTTTGCCTGCGCCAGACCTCCGCCGGTCGAGGCGATCTTGCTCGCCTGCTCGATCATGGCGATCTCGGCCTCGCGCGCCTTCTGCGCCGCTTCGTGCATGCGCAGCGCCTCGGCGCGAATGCGATTGACGCGGCGACCCCAGCCCTTGCCGAAAGTCGACCACGTCTTGAGGGCCTGCAGGAAACGCTCGCGGCGCGCCATGTAGGCGACGATCAGGTCCGGGATGTTGCGCTTGGCGATCTCGCCCAGCGCCTGCGGGCCGACAACGCCGTCCACCTCCACATTGCCGAGGACCTCCTGCAGATAGCGAATGGCGCGCTTCGGCCCGGAATTGATGGCGAAATCGAACACCGCCAGATCGAGGCCAGCCGGGAGGTCGTCGCCCATCACCGGGTGCCAGTATTGCTTGACGTAGACCGTCTCAGCCTCGCTGCGCGGCATCTGGCGCAGATCGTCCTTGGTGCCGCTTGGGTTCACGTAGCGGCGATAGGTGGACAGGGTGACGCCCATGTTGGTGGCACCGCCCGGGTCCTTCGGATGATCGACGTAGCCGCCCTCCTCGCGGAGGACGAAATCGACTGCTGCTGCTCGGTTCCTGTTCACTGGCTTTTCTCCTTCTCCGTCTCTCGCTCTGCATCGCGGAGGATGGCGCGCACCCTCGCCGTGATGCGGTTTCTCGTCACCTCATGCGAGGCAACCGGGATATGCCCAGCCGGAACGACGACCCTCACCGGCGAGGGTGTCGAGCCGTAGGTGAACTTACCGCCGAACTGCCCGTCCGGGAACTTCTTGCGCATGCGGAGCGGCCAGTTGAGGAGGCCGCGATCCGACCAGAACTCCATCGCCTCGCGCGTCGAGGCTGGGACCTTCATCGGAGGTTCGCCGGGGAGGAGCGCGGTCGGGTCGATGCCGACGAGGAGGTCCGTTTCGATGCCGAACGCCTCCAGCCGCTGGGCTGCGTTCACAGCAGCCTGAGCGCCCTTGGAGTGGCCGATGAAGATGACGATTGGATCGTCGCGCTGCGGCTGCGTCAGGTGGCGCTGGATGATGTCGTCGCTGACCTTCTCCCACTGCCGGTATCGCCACATCCGCGCGTCGGCGACATAGGGCATGTCGTCGATGAGTTTTTCCAGTTCGCGGACGCCCCGGTCGATGCCGAAGAGGCCGTCGCCGAGGCCGGAAAAAAGGTGGATTTCGGTGCGCAGGACCGGGATTTTGGCGCGCTTGAACTTTCTTGCTGGCATGATCCTTTCCTCTAGACCGGGGTTGCTCCGCCACCGCCACCGCCCGACGGGCCGTAGCCGCCGTAGTCGGCCTTGTCGCGGTCGAAAATACCACCAAAGAGGCCACCGAAAAAGTCCCCGAACGGATTTCCACTTGTTCCGGTTGATGCCTCGCGATTGCCGCCGAAGAGGCCACCGAGCAGACCACCGAGGCCGAAGCCCGGCAAGCCGCCCATCATGCCGCCAGCCATTGCGCCCGGCATCGAGAAGTTGCCCAGCGCGCCGCCAATCTTGCCCGCGATGCCGGAGAATGGGTTCTCGGCCCCGGTCAGGCTGGCGAAGGGATTGACCGCCCCCAGCGCGCCGAGCGGCGTGATCTGCTTGCCCTCGCGATTGACCGCGATATTGAGGTCCGGGATGCCCCGGAAGCCGGAGTAGGTCGTCACGCCGTGCTTATTCGGCCCGTAGGCATGAGCCGCCTGCGGGAAGGGGTTCGGCGCTGGCATATTGTCCGTCGCTGGTGCCGAGGGCGTGAAGGACGGAGCCGGGGCGACTTGGAAGCCGTTCGGGCGCACGTCAGCGCCGGAGGGCGCGCTCAGCGCATCGTATGTCGGCGGGAACGGCGCGGGCTGCTCGGCCTGTAGGTTCTGGATGGTCTGGAAGCCATTCTCGACACCGGCGACCGGCGGCGCGCTCGGCGTGATCGGGTTCACCTCGAAATACGACTGAGGGACTCCGGGGACAGTCGCTCGCCAGTCGTCACCCATGATCGAGGTCCACTCGTCCATATCGCCAGCCGGCGAAGGCGTCACGCCATACCCGGCAGCGCCCGGCATGTTTCCCGGCGTCCCGTATGGAGTGCCGACCGGCTGCTGCGTCGGGGGTTGCTGCTGCTGCGTCGGGGGTTGCTGCTGCTGCGGCTGGGCGGCGTTTGCCTGCTGCGCTGCCGCTGCCCAGCTTTCAGTCGATGTCGGCAGGGTGTCGATGTAGGCCTCGGCGATCGCCATGTCCTGCCACCCGCTCGAAACAGGGGCCGGGGTGTCGGTGCCGGAGAACCAGTCGAATATGCCCGCCATCATCGGCTCACTTCTCGCGCGATCCTCCGCCGCGATCTGTCGCTCCATCTCGTCGAGATTGGCGCGGACGTTGAAGCCGCTCCAGTCACTCTGGGGATGATCGAGGGCGGTCATCTGCATGTCGGGCGGGAGGGTGCCGCCGTGCATGTCGAGGCCTGCGAAATCGGTCGCGCCGAGCGGACGTTCGCGCTCGTTCGCCGCAGCCGCAGCCCGCGCCCAGTCGCTGCCCGCCATCCTACCGCCGAATGCCTGCTGCTCCCAGCCGCGACCCGGCGCGCGGTCGATGGCAGACTGGTCGGTCAGCGTCTCGTCGGGTGTCGTGTAATCCGGGCGCGGCGTCGGCACCGGCATCGCCGGAGCGTCGATCTGCGTCCGCTCGAAGCCGAATGCGTCGAGGACACGGTCCCTTGCTCCGCTGAGCATGTCGCCGAAAACGCCGCCGGTCAGCGTGTCGTTGCCAACCGCTGCCGCCAATTGTGGTGATGTCCATGAAAACGGGGTCGCGTCCTGCTCAGTCGCAAACGGATTGGCCGGAATGCCGAGGCCGGTCGGCTCTGTCTGCGCCATCATGGTCTGCGGCTGCGCGCCGACAGGCGATGACACGGCCTCGCGGAACCATCCCGGAGCGTTGCCAATGTTGCCCGCCGAGCCGTTCCACATGCCGTAGGTGCCGTTGTTCCAGCCCTCCGGGCGACCATACCCGTCTGGCACCATTTCGACGTGAATGTGCTTGTCGCTGTCGTAGCCGATGATGGAATTGAAGCCTGCCTCGCGCGCCGCCTGCACGACCGCAGCCTTCTGCTGATCCGTCATCCCGGCGATATTGATGTCGAGCGCCATCCCCTGCATGTGGCGGCTGTTCTTCGCACCACCGGGCGGGACGAAGTCGCGGTAGGCGCTGTTGACTTGCATGCCGCCGAGAGTACCTGACATGCGCTGCGCAGCTTCGACGATGCGAGGATCAAGGTTCTTGTCCCACGCGCCACGATCCGGGTGGTCGTAGGAGATTGAGCCGCTCGCCGACGCCGGGGAAGCCTGACGCTGCGTCCCCACGTCCACGAAGTTCGCAGGCTGGAGGTAGTCGTCGAAAGGCGTCCTTGCGTCTGCTGATGCAACGTCGGGGCGCGGCGAGGGTGTCGGGGCGCTCGCAATGTCTCCGACCTCCGGCATCATGCCGGTCTGGTAGGCGACGCGAGCCTGCTCCGTGATGCCGAGCGGCTTCGCGTTGGCGAGGCCCTGCCGCGCTCCTATGCCGATCTTCTTGCTGCCGTTCCATGCGCCCCAGCCGTCTTTCGCGGCCTCGTCGAGGGCGAAGTCGATCTGGGCGAAGATCGACTTGGGGTCGGTCAATTTCATGCCAGTCTTGTTCTGGAACACGTTGCCCAGACCGCCGCCGGTATACAATTGGAACGGGCCGTAGGATTTCTCGGAGCCAGCAGCCTTCATCGCGTCGCCGACCGCGCTGGAGTTGAGGCCCTCGCTCTTGGCGACGGCGACGGCGACATCGGGATTGATGCCGCGCGCGATAGCCGCCTCGCGGATGTAGGTCTCGATCACTGCATTAGACGGGCGCGCCATCAGTATTGCTCCTCAAGCTGGCCGTAGGCCGGTGCCGCGTAGAATGGGTTCCTGAGCGGGGCCGACAGCGAGGCGTCCGGGAAAAGCTGGTTGCCGATAAGCCTGCGGCCCGTATCGGAGAAGCGGAAAGAGCCGAGGGCGTCGTCAGTCATGCCGCCGAGGACGTTGCCAGCAATTGCCCCGATACCGCCGCCAATCGGTCCCCCGATGTAGCTGCCAGCAGCGCCGCCAACGCCCGTTCCAGCAACATTGCTGCCGCTCGCCATGCGCTTGAGCATGGAGAAAGACTGCCGCAGGTTCTCGGCTGTCCCCGAGGAGTTGATCGGGTACAGGACGCCATTGCCAGCGCGGGCGAGGTTTTCCAGACCTCCGGCATTACCTCGAGCGTATTTCGTCTTGTCGCGCATGGTGCGCGTCAGCGCGGAGCGCAGAGCCTGCGGCGTGATGGTCCCGAACTGGTTTCGCTGGCCGGGGCGCACTACCGCATTCTCGATCACGCGCAGGTTCTTCCATGCCTCGCGGGCTGCGGTCCACTTCTCCGCGTCCGCTGATCCGGCATTGACGAGGGACTGCTGCATCGCCTCGTCGAGGGTTGTTGCGATCTCGTCCAGCGCATGGCTCGCGTTCGGGTTCGAGTACGTCAGGTTGCGAGCCTGCCGACGCAGTTGCGACAGCGTGTTCTGGAAATAGCGGCCATCAAGAGCGCCGACTTTCTTGCCGCGCGCAATGACCTCATTGATGACATTGTTGACCGCTCCGATGCGGTCGTTCGCCGCACTCGTCGAAGCGTACTCCAGTTGCAGGTTGCGCAGGTCCTTCACCAGATCGCGCGTCACCGGCAGGGAGTTGCGGGCGGTGAGGTCGTCGAACTGCTGCCCGATGGCCTTGGCCGCGCCCTCGAGAACGTCGGGGGACGCTGCATCTGCATTGACACCGATACGCTTCAAGACGGCGCGGGTGAAGGCGCGATCCTGCACCTCCTGAAAGTGCTGAGCAGCCTCCGGGTTGTGCATCCCCTCGCGGCGCATCAGGTCCCGGTTTCCGGTGCGCTGACCGGCTGAAACCGGAACCCCTTCCGCCTCGAGGTCGTCGGCGAACTGGAGATATTCCTTCGACCGCGCCGGTGACGGCGTGATGAGACGCTTCGCCCCCTCGATGGCGAATGGCGCGGCAAGCGCAGTCACAGCACGAGCGGCAGGCTCATAGTCGGGCGCGACCTTGCGGGCGATCTGGCCAGCCGTCTCGCTGGTGATCGCCGGGGCAACGCCATACTGCAGGGCCGCTTTCAGGCCACCGCCGCCAATCGTGGCAGCAGGGAGGAACTCGGCGATGGTTCCGGCATACTGCGCGCCGAGGCGCTCGCCCTTGTAGTCTGACGCGCCGCCAGTCTGCTGTCGCTGCGTCTCGAGCATGGCCGCAGCCGACAGCGGATTGTCGCCGCGAGCATCAAGAAAGGTGTTGTCCCAGTCGTCGGTGTCGTCGCCGGTGATCGCCGAGTAGCCCTTGCGGGCAAGCCACTCCAAGCCCTTCGCTCCCATGTCGAGGATGGTGCCGGGTGCTCCAGCGACCATCGCAGCACCTCGACCGAGGCCTGCCGTGGTGGCCATCGCATAGTCCTCCAGAGCGGAGCGGCCCTGCGGCTGGGCGGAGAGAAGTTCCTGCACAGCAGCATCGGCCCCGCTGGCTGGAGCCGACGAGGCCTGCTGGCCGCTGGATGGCAAGCCGCCAAGCAATTCCTGCACAGCGAGTTCTGCTGGGTCCATTACTCAAAGCCCTCCTTCTGGAGCCTCGCGCGGACTGCCTCTTCCGTCGTCCCGTGCTTCTGAGCCATCTCGGCAATCTTCTCCGGGGAGATGCTGCCCTTCGCCGGATGCGTCATGGCGCGACGCGAGAACAGCTTGAACAGGTCCACGTTGTCGAACTGCTGCGGGTCCTCGAGGATGAGGCTGGGGTCCACTCCGTAGACTTTCGCCAATCTGGCGAAGCGGCTGTTGGTGCGCCCCAGATTGCCAGCGCGCTCGTTGTAGATGCTCTCGCCCGAGGTGACGAACTTTGCCCTCATTTCGTCGGACAGCTTGTCGCCAGCGAGGACCCGGTTCCACATATTGCGGATCGTCTCCGGGACGCCGCCCGCGTTCTCGGCGTTCGCATATTCCGTCTCGCGGACGACCGAGGTCGGGTCGAGCATCTTCATGTAGCCGTAGACGATAGCCATGTCGCCGATGCCGCTGCGCTGCTGCGCCCCGGCCCGCATTGTCTGATAGGAACTGCGGATGGTCTGGAAACTCTTCACGGCATCGTCTTGGCGATAGTCGTCGCCCAGCGTGTTGAGGCGGTCCACGCGATCCTTGTCGCTGATCGGCATTGCCCCATTCTGGCCCAGCATGTCCTTCGGGATGAGGCCGCTGTTGACATCCGCCCAGTACTTGCCCTGCTCGCTGTGCGGGGTTGGCTTCTCGGTCGCCATCTTGAACAGCGTGGCATTGTCAACCACGCCGACCATTGCCGCGAGATCGGGCCTGCCAGCGCCGCGCTGCTCTTTCGGCGTCTCAAGCCAGCGCTTGAGGTCCAGCCTCTGCCGCTCGGTCTTGGCAGTTTCGCGACGACCGCTCAGGTACTCGACGCCTGCAGCCGGGTTGTTGCTCGCCAGCGCGCGAAACAGCGCCTGAGCGCGGTCGCCGCCCAGCATCGAGCCGAGGCCGGAGAACAGGCCAGCAGACGCCGGTGCCGGTGCCGAGGGAACCGACCCGGCACCGGCACCACCACCCGCGCCACCAGAGGAGGAGAAAGGCGCAGGCGGTTGCCCCCCGAGCGGAGCGGGGTTCATCATGTTCTGTGGAGGTGCCGGGACAGGCGGCGCAGGCATGAACGGGTTCGGTGCCGGTGCGACGCCATTGCCCATCAGCGACGGCGAGATCGGCATGCCGCTCATCGGATCAATCTGGGGTGCGAAGGGGTCTGGAAACATGGCGCTCACCTCTCAGCCTTGAATAGCAGTTTCGTCGTCGCCTCGCATCCCCTGCGACTGCATTGCTGCAGCGCCGAGGATCGCCGCCGCGACGGCAGGAAGGGCGACGCCGCGCTTGACTGCGTCCTCCAGCCTTTCAATCCAATCGGGGCCTTCCCCGATGGTTTTCATCAGGTTGAGGATGTCCTCGGCATCGACGCCGGTTTGCGCCGCCGCAGCCTCTGCAATCGCCGCCTTCTTCGCGAACTGCTTCGGGATTTCCACGCTGCTGTTGAGCGCGTCCCTTATCTGCGGGTTGAGCCTGTTCATGCGGTCGAGGAAGTCGCGGGTGAGGACGCCCTTGCCCGGCACGTAGTCGTCGCGCTCGAATGCCGAGATATAGGTGTCTGGCAGCAGTTCCGTCTCGTAGAGGTTCGCTTTGCGGTTTGCGGCGAGAGCGCGACGCATCTCTGTCCGCATCGCGCTTTCCTTTGCGACCGGCAGTTTCGGCATGTCGCCGCCGTAATTCGTGGCGACGAAGCCGGAGCCGAGGTCGTTGATGTCCGGGCGACCGTATTTCCTGCCGACCTCGGAGAGGCGGGCAACCTCGTCCGGGGACAGCGGCCCTTCCGATCCGGGGAACCACCGGCCCAGCACCGAGTTCTGCCCCGGCACCATGTTGTCGCTGCGGAAGGGGACCGTGTAGGCCTCGGCCTGCTGTATGTCTCCCAGTGCGCGCCCCATGTTTGTCGCGTCGAGCGCGTCCTTCACGTCTGCCGGGAACCCGATTTCATTGCCGAGTGGGCCGAACTCCTTGCGAACGCGAAGGTCCGGGACGCGGTTCGGGCCACTTATCTGGCCATTGAAGATGCCCTGCCCCTCGGAAACGCCAGCCTCCATTGCGCGGCGAGGACCGAGCGCCTTGGCAATCTCATGCGTCCACACATCGTCGTACCCCTCGCCCGACCAGTCGCCCATCCTCGTCCCGTGGAGCCTGTCGCCGCTGACGACATCCTCATGCGTCAGGAACACGCTCTCACCGGGGAAGCCTGCATTCTTGCGGTTCAACTCCGACCAGTCGCCCTTGAGGGTCGGGTTCTCCGCCACGTTGCCGAGGGTCTGCTTACCGGCCATCCAGTCGTCCAGTACCTCAGACACTGGGCGACCAGTCTTTTCCGCGCGAGCCTTGGCGAGGCGGAAACGGTTCTCCATGAATGTCCCGTCACTGCGCGCCGACACGCCAGTCTCGTCGCCCGCGCCCACCCAGACACCGGCCTGCGCCTGAGAGTTCGCGCGAAGCGGAGGCTTCCCGGATCGCTTGGCCTTCGACCTGTTGAAGCGGTTTTTCAGGTCAGCGAAGATGCCCTTGGCGTCGGCGTACTCTGCCTCGGTCGGCATCTCCGAGAACACGCGACGGTAGCCGCTCATTGCCTCGAAGGGGACGACGCCGCTGTCGTAGGCGTCGCGCGCCTTGAACACGACATCACTGCTTTTCGGGTTGTCCGTGAAGAACCGCGCCGCATCCGGGTACTGGGCGACGATCTCGTCGCGGAACGCCTTGGACACCGTTGCGCCGGTATTCAGGAACGCGGGGTCCCCCGAGGCCTGACCGAGACGGCGGAAGGCGTGGAGATCGACCGCCACGTCCTCCGGGTTTCCCATGAGCGCGCCCTTGAAGGAGCGCGGCTTCTGGTAGCTGTCGGGCGGGATCGGGATACCCAGATCGCGCTCCCGCAGCATGGCGTTCGCCGTGCCGATATGGTGGTAGCTGTTCTTGTGACCAGCCCCCTTCGGCAGCATCTGGCCGAGCGTCTTGTTGTCGGCCTGAGAATTGGTCGCGAGGAGGTGTTCCTTGAAGTTTCTCAGCGAGCCGGGGACATCGGCCTCGTCCCTGTAGAGACGCTGCATGGCGGCAGCGGTGAAGCCCTGCGCCTCGACGTTTGCACCCGAGGACGACGCCGCCTCAAACAGCATCTTCTCGTCCAGCATGCGCTGCGCCAGAACAGGGTCGCCATTGGCCACTTTCAGGGCGATCTGGTAGGCCTGCTCGGTGTTGTACCAGTCGGCCCCCTTGAAGTCCGTAACGCCTCGATAGAGGTCATCGTCCAGCCCCTTGATCGCCGCGACGCTGGACTTGAGGCGGTCCTTGAGCGCCTGCATACGCGCCGTCGATTTCTTCGGCTGGTAGATCGGCTGCGCGCCGCCGCTGCGGTCTGGAGGCAGGCCGTTCCACTCCGGCCTCGAATGCGGCTCGGCATAGAGTTCCTCGTCCGGGAGGACGGGTTCCCTCGGGGCGCGCTCCGGCACAAAGTCCTCCGAGAGGGAAGCATACCCGGCGGTGTCACCCTTCGAGGCGAGGAACCGCTCCTCTGGAGTTCCCACGATGAGGTCGCGCTCCGCGCCGTGCTGCGCCTCGCGGGCATCCATCACGCGGGTGATGTACTGCTTCCTCGACGGAGTGCCGCGATCCACGAATTTCGATGTCGATTTCCGGGAATTGTCCCAGATGTATTGCAGATCGCCGCCATCCGGGTTGCGCGGGCGACCGCTCAAATCGCTCTTGATTACCGCCCCGACAGCGTCGGAGTTCGCCTCTCCGACCCTGTTGGTGTAGTCGTCGAAAAGCAGCCTTCTCCGCTCATTGGCCCAGTCTGGCGCGACCGCCTGTCCTGTGAGCACATTCTCGACGGCGCGCTTCGTGTATGGAGAAGCCTGAGCAATCAGTTCCGCATTATTGTTCACCCAGTCTGGATTGCCGGAAGTCACTCTCGCCACGACGTCGAGAACGTCTCTTGAGTTGCGGGTTGCAGAGAGGTCGTCGAGAAGGATTTTTGCGGCCTCGATCTTTTTATCATCGAAGCCGTCAGCCTTCATCTGCTGGATCAGCATAGACCGCGCGCTGCGCACCTTGTCCATTTCTGCCTTGTTGACGAAGCCTCCGACGAAAGTCCCCTGCGGCGCTCCAGTGAACTTGGCTGCGGCATGGTTCAACTCATGGCCGAGGACCATCTTCAACTCATCCCCGGAATAGGCCGGATTGAGGCGAAGCCTGTTCAGACTGTCGTCGAAACTCCCCATCGTGCTGTCGGGGAGGCCGGGATCATAGGCGAAGTCGATGTTCCGCAGTTCCGGGATCGCCTTGTAGGCCTCGTCATGCTCGAGCACCGACCACAGGGGGACGCCCTCACCGCTGCCGTAGGCAGAAGTGCTTCTGCCATATGCGTCCGCGACGCTCTCAGCCTCTTTCGCTTGCCTCTTGAGGGCGGCGCGGAAGTCCACCAGTTCGCTGGCTGGCCTGCCAAACTGGTCGGTTTCCTTTGCTCCCGGAAAGCGGAACGGCATCTCGTACTGATCGCCGAAGTCCATCTCCCTGTATGGGCGGTCGTTGTAGATATCGACGAAGGAAGTGCTCTCGTCCTTCAACTTCTTCCAGCGGGCGATGGCCTCACTACGGCGAGCGCTCCTTTCCTTTGGCGTGAGGAGCCTCATGTCGGCGTCCGACACCCCCTGCATCCAGTGACCCGTCACGTCCGGGTAGAGGCCAGTCTCCTCGGCGATGTTTTTCGCGATCTCGGTGGCTCTCTGGGTGCGGCGGTCGCCGATGAAATCCTCCGGCGTCAGACCGGCGTCCTGCATCATGCGCTTCGCGCGGAACAGCGCCTTGTCCGTGTCGTCGAGGTGCGCAGGGATGTCGTCGGCGACCCTCGCGACATCGGTCACCGCGTCGGCCATGTTGTCGGCGTGGCGCATGTCGGCAACCCTGCCAGCCATCCTCGCCGCATCAATCGCGTCATCGACGTTCTTTACCCTGTGCGCGGGCAGGCCCCAGAGGATGGCGAGCGCTGGCCACTCCCCCGGCAGATAGGTGTCCAGCGCCTCGAAGCCGACATCGAGGGTGCCGCCCAGCATATTCAGAGCGCCGACGGCGTCCTGCGCGTCGGGGAGCGGAACCGGGCCGAGGCTGGACCTTTCCCTTGGCTCAGTGATCTGGTCCCAGCCATGAGAGAACTGCTGCGGCCCGAGGATGTAACCGGCACCGGGTGTCCAGTAGGGCGCAGTGCGAGCAGCCGCCTCCGTCAACTCTCCGACCACCTCGCCGGAGCCTTTGTTGATGAGGCCCGTCATCTCGAGGGCTTCCAACGGGGTTGGTATCATCTCCCGCAACCTCTGGATGCGCGACTTTTTCGGCGTCGTCGCCGGTTCCTCCATGTAGGATGCGGGATCGACTTCCCAGATTTCGCGAGGATCAGCCATAGGAATTAACTCCTAACGGAGGGACTTGATGCGCTTCGTCAGGCCGAGGCGCGCGTCGCGGTTTTTGTCAAGCGCCTCGCGCAGTGCGTCGCGCCTGTTCGGGCTGATGTCGCCGCCCATCATCTTGCGCAACTCGCCCGTCCGGTCGATGCGGGCCTGACGGCGATCCACCAGCTTGTTGAGCATCTGCTGCCGGGGGTTCGGCGGAGCGGGAGGCCTCGGACCCTGCGCGACGGTCGGCGGGATGCCTTGCTGCCCGGTCGTGTTGAACTGCGGGGGACGGTACAAGCCCTGCAGTTGCTGCATCATCTGCGCCGGGTCGCCGCCGAAGCCGCGCCCAAGCTGCTGAGCCAGCATCTGCAGGCTGTTGCCCATCATACCGGGCATGGTCATCTGCTGGAATTGCGCGGGAGCCTGCGGCATCTGCGGAGCGCCGGGCTGCGCCGGGCCATTGGCGACCTGAGGCATCATCTGCGGGTTGAAGTTCTGGCCGACCGGCGTCGGCCCCGGAGCGGGTTGTCCGGGGATGCGCCCTGAGGCGAAGCCGGGTTGCTGATAGCCGCCACCGGCTGGGCCATTCGCGACCGCGCTCGAGGCGAAACCGGGCTGCTTGTACTGCATCGCTTATCCTCCAAACATCGAGCCGATGAGGCCCAGCCACTGCGCCGCACCGGGGTTTGAGCCGCTCTCGCTGCTCGACGAGGAGCCGCCCCTCGAGCGCGAGAACATTTCGCTGAGAGCGCGCACCATGCTGTCCGTGTTGCCGCGCTCCGTCTGGTTTCCGGTCGAGCGAACGGTGCCGCTCTGGCCCATGCCTGCCATCGGATTGATCGCGCCCTGATAGAGGCCCTGCATCTCCCACGGGCTGCGCTGGTAGTCCTCGAAAATGCGCGCCTGATCCTGCATGAAGCGGTTCTGGAGGTCCTCGTACATGCCGCCGATGCCCATTTGCGTCTGGCCCGGCATGAGCGCCATGTTGTAGCCGCCCGCCATGTTGTTGCCGAGGGACTGCAACTGGCCGAGGCCCATCTGCTGGCGCTGCAGTTCCGCATTCAGGCGATTACCCGACAGGGCGTCGGCGACCGCCCTCTGGTGCGATGCGCCGCCGTAGCGACCGCTCGCCGCCTTCTGCATGTCGATGCGCTCGCCGATGTCGCGCTGAGAGCGCGCCAGCGACTGCTGGAAGGCAGGGTCATTGCTGAAATCGCCCAGCGCCATCGGCAGCATCGCATTCATGGCGGTGCCGTAGGCGGTCAGTGGCTGCTGCATCTGCTGGGCAAAGCCATTGCTGACATCGCCCATCATGCCCATGCCCTGCTGCGTCTGCTGTGCGAAGGGCGACACCATCGACATGGTGTTGACGCCGCCACCGACGCCAGCATTGAACAGCGCCGCCGCGTTCTGCGCGCCGCTCATCAGGTACTGCTGCATCGGCCCCCACGGGCCGGTGTTGTAGGTCTGCGTCTGGTTGTTGCGGATGCGGTTCCGCGTGTCCGTATTGGACGCGGTCTGCCCAGCCGACGTGGTGTTCTGGTTCGCCCAGTTCGAGCCGCTGCTCTCCGTGTTGCTGGTCGGCCCCATGCCGAAACCGAAAGGAAGTTCCATGAGCCTTACCCCGTCGAGAATTGCAGCGCCGCTGCGAAGGTGATCTGGTTGGCCGACGAACTCTTGACCTTGAGCAGATGCGTTCCGGGGAGAATAACACCCTCGGGTTGCCACAGGTAGGGGTCATCGCCGACCGCGCCGCTCTTGGCGTCCACCAGCACGAAATCAGTCGTGCCGTCATTGATGGCGACGAATGCGTCGGCAGTGCCGTGCCATGTGATCGAGACGGTCAGGAGCCATGTGCGCCCCTTCACGCTCGCCGCGCCGCCGAGCGGGTATATCTGGTGGTAGGCGGTGTCGCCCGGCTTGATGAGGGCGAGGACCGGCTGGCCGAAGCGGAGCGGTGAGTTGCCGGAAAGGTCGGGCATCAGGCACCCCCTCCCGCCGGGATCGCGTCCACTTGCAGGCCCATGATCTGCTCCGTGTAGGTCGTCGGGTCATCGGCCTGCGCGAAGTGGAAGCGGAACCACAGACCGCGCCGGTTGATCCGGTGCCAGCCGATTGAAACCTCGTCCACCTCGTCCTGCGCGGCGTCGGGCGTCAGCGTCTCATACGGGCTGCTGACCATGCTGCCGTCCCAGCGGTTCTTGTAGATTTCCACCTTGGTCAGCTTGGTGTTGCCGCCGAACTGGCCGACGAGGCGCAGGCGGCGCAGCATCACGGGCGCGCCGGGGTGCCATTCCATGACGAATGACCACGGGCTGGTGCCCTGAAACACGCCGACGTTGGCCTCGGTGTCGCCGTTGCTGTAGTAGATGTAGCTGCTGACCGGGTAGTCGTCGCGCTCCCCGCGCACCGAGCGCCAGCCACCGGCGGCGAGGACGCCCAGCGGGCTGACCACCCAGCGCCGATAGACCGGCGAATAGGCGAGTGCGGCGACCGAGGGGTTTTCGTCCACCCCCGCGCCGCTGTAGTAGCGCGGGTCTGCCGTCCAGATGACGAGGCCCAGACTGTCGTCCCACCAGCCGCCGACCCAGTCGTAGACCTGTGAGGAGGGGTCCTCGATCTGCACCCACTCCGCGCCGCCGTTGTTGCTGTCGTATGTCGCGTCGTTCCCGGTCCACGCGACGAAATTTTTCTGGACGAAGTAGTTCTGCAGGGCGAAGGCGGCGGCGACCAGCTTTCGCGTGAAGGTTCTGTCCACCTTGTCGCGACCGACCGGCGTCGCCTGCAGCCCCTCGCGGAAGCCGCTCCGGCTCAGGAAGAAGAAGGTGTTCTCGGCCTGCACCATGCTGTAGGCCGCTGCGACGCCGACGCTTTCATTCGCGACATCGCGGCGGAACACGTCCTCGTCGCCGGTGAAGCGAAACAACTGCAGATTGTCGCGGGTGCCGACGATAACGCCCTGCAGGGATGACACCAGACCACGGACGCCGCCGCTGTCCGGGATGTCCTGCTTGTCGGCACCCTCGAAGCCGGGTTCCCATTGCAGGGGGTTCTCGACGCCGCACCAGTAGACGCTGGTGTCGTCGGCGAAGAACACGAAGCTGCCCCAGACGGTCACATATTTCGGGGTCAGGGAGGCAGGGCCTGAGTAGCCGCTGTAGCTGGTGAGGTCCTCGAAATTGGTGCTGGTCCCCAACTTGAATATCTGCGCCTCGTCGGAGCCGTTCACGGCGAACACATAGTCGCCGAACTTGGCGAACTGCCACCTGTTGCCGGGAAGCGTCCCGTAACCGCCTCCGACCGTCCTCGTCACATCGTCCGCGAGGCTGTCGCCCCAGCCTGTGGCGCGCTTCCACAGCTTCGACTGACCGCCGACAAAGGCGGTCCAGATCGCATTGAGGCCGCTGCCGCGAACGCAGATGCCGCCGCTGAAAAGGTCGGTGTTTGGAGTGTTGAGCGCCGTGTCGCCCCAGCGCGCGGGCTGCTTGTCGAGGAACACGCCGTTGTGAAGGCCCTCACCCTGCGGGATGAGGCCCGACAGGGAGACAAGCCTCGTCACCGGGCGCGGCGCGTCTGGCAGATACTCCGGTATCGGGATCAGCGGCGGCTCAGCGGGCATCTCACAGCGCTCTCACGATGAAATCGACGGCGATGTTCTTCATGCGCGTCTCGTTGCCACCATTCGCATTGACGGTAATGGTGTGCGTGTGTGCGCCTGCTGCGTCCGTCCCCTTGCTGACAACGGAGCCAACTGCGTTTGCGGTCAGCGGCAGGCCGGTACCGATGGCGGTGCCGTTTCTGGCGTTAAAGGTGTGCGAGTGATTACCGGCAGACGCGGATGATGCCGTGTGGTTGTGCGAGGCAAGTTCGTCGGCTTGCTTGGTGCCGAGGTTGTCGCCGGTCGTTCCATCCCCGCGATCCGTGCGCGAGGCGGCATCAGGATCGACGCCCGCACTGCGGTCCAGACCGCGCAGGACGTAGCCTCTCGCGTCCATGACGTTGAAGGTCGTGCTGCCGTCTCCAGCGCCGAAGCGCGTCCCCCACAGGGCGAACAGGGCGGAGTAGGTCGCCCGCGATACGGCCTGCCCATTCAAAAGCAGATGCCGGGATGGGACCGCATCACCCACCCAATGGAGGATCGTACCAATCGGGCAGACAATGTCGGCGAGAAGGTTTGCGATGTCCGTCGCCGTCATTTCCTCGCCAGCGCCAGCGCCTGCTGATTTGCGACCGAGGACAAGGGCGGTGTCAGTGAAGGCGACATCCGCCGCCACCGGAGCGAGGAAGGTCTTGACGCTCGCCGCGTCGAGTTCCTCGACCGCTCCGGCACCGGAGGTCTTGCCAAGGATCGACGCCGCACTGACGGTCAGGTCGTGATCGTCGTTCCAGTTGCTGGGCTGGAGGAGGCTGTTGTCGCCGCCATCGGCGAGAGCAGACTGGAACTTATGCTTGATGCTGGGGGCGGTCATGTCAGAACCTCGCTGGTGTCAGCCTGCGCGGCAGGGAGTGACGATTGGACTGGACCCGCAGTTCTGAGAGGCGGCGCTCGACGACCGCAGCATGCGGCGCGGCGCGCTCCGGGTCCTGATGAAGGTTGAAAATGAGATCGAATGCGGCCATCGCCCGTATCAGCGAGTAGCCCTCTTCCATCCAAGGATTGCCAGTCTCGCCATCGCTGGCCGGAGCGGCCACCTGAAACAGGCCGTGCAGGCGGATCGTGTAGACCGCATCCGGCATCGGGTAGAGGCCGATCTGCTCGCCGAGGAGCGCGTAGCAGGATGGCCGGGTGCGGCTGGGCGTCCCGCCGGTGTCGGCCTCGATCTCCCCGGCGCTGATGCGCTCGAGGCACCAGTTGTGGTCGGTGTCGATCACGAATGCCTCGTCGAGGCGGATGATTTTCGGGATGCTGGTGTCGTGCGATGCCGGATACCAGACCTGACCCGCGACGGTGACGAACGTCTCCTCCCGGCTGCGCGAGAACCAGTAGCCCCGGTGCTGCGTCTCGGCGATGGCGCGATTGATGGCGGCGGCGATCTCCGTCGTCTTGCCGCCATCTCCTATGATCTCCACAAGGTCCGCCTTCATGGCCCCCAGCGTCGTCATGTCCTCGCCTCCTTGGAACAGGTGCGCTCGTGGAAGGCGCGCCCCTTGCCGATATAGACGCCACAGTGTCGGCAGATGCCCTTCGCGCTGCGGGTGCCGGTGAACACGACCGCGTCGTCGCCAGCCTGCACGACAGGCCGGGGGCGCTCACCCCCAGCCTGCTGCCGCCGAAGCCGATTGATCTGCCGACGCCGCATCATTCCGCCGCCTCCTGCGCCTGAGGCAGCGCGGCACGGTTTTTCAGGACCGCATAGGTGCGGCCACGCGCATTGTCGAAGAGCGTCACCTCGCAATCGCCGAGGAGGTCGCGGATGCGCTCGACCGTCGCCGCGCCGTCCTTGTCGTCGGCATCATCGACGACGATGACCCTCGCCTTTTTCAGCACATCCGGCAGCGCATCGACGATGCGGGCGCGCATGCCGAACTCGTCGCGGCGCGGGCCATCGACGAGGACCAGATCGAACGTCATGTCCTCGATCTCCTTCGGCCAGTCGTACCACATGCCGAAGGGGTGCTTGACGATGGGCGCATACTGGACGCTCTGCGGGTAGCCGGTCGCCTTGCTGAGCATGCGCTCCAGCTTCGCGCCCCAGATCGGCTCACCCTCCAGCGAGACGATGTCGCCTCCGGTCGCCGCGAGGAACGCCGCCGTCGAGAGGCCGGAGCCAGTCTCGAGGACATTGCACTTCGGACCCAGTTCGCGCGTCAGTGTCCACAAGTGGAAGAGCGAGGTCGGGTCGATGGAAAACGGCTCATTGTCGAACGCCTTCGACATGGCGTCGAAATCGGCGAGGCGAGGCTTGTCGGCACCCGGATACATGATGCGCCGGAACGCGCCGACCGCGATGTCCTCCAGTTCGCCGCTGCGCTCCAGCCAGTGGCGCTGCAGGGTCCCGGACCACGTCTGCGACCCGGTGTGGCCGAAGCGCAGATTGGGGCGAACGAAGATCGGGAACCCGGCCTCGCGGGCGTCATGGCAGAACTGGTAGTCGCCGGAGCGGCGCTGGCCGTCGCTGATGCCGCGATAAAACATCTCGCGCATTGCCAGCATGCCCATGTTCGCCTTGGCTGTCCAT